CAGAATGTATTGAAGATGAACTTCAAATCATTCACACAAATTGTTGTGTTAGGATCAAGTACCTTTGTTCCGTTTATGCGTTTACCTGGTACACAACGAAGAGAAATTATTGAAGATATCTTAGACATTCAAGTATTCTCTGTAATGAATCAGAGGTTAAAGGATAAGGTGAGAGAGAATAATGATGAGACAAAGGATCTTGATTATCAAATTACTATACTAGAAGAGAAAATAGAACTTCAAAAGAAGTATATGTTTGAGATGGAGAAGAAGAACAAGGAAGAGATAGGTAAAAAGAAAGAAAAGATTAAGGAATTGGAGTCTGATGAGGAGAAATGTACGGAAGAAATTCACAAACTCACAGAAGATGTGGAAAACCTGTCAAAGCAAATGGAGGAGTTGTCCAATTCTAAAAACAAACTTAAGAAATTAAATGAATTCTTAACAAAGATAAAAACAAAGCTTTCATCGTGCGAAAAGGAACATGGATTCTTTGTTGATAATCATATTTGCCCTACTTGTACACAAGAATTGAGTGAAGAATTTAGAGAAGTTAAGATAAAAGAAGGAGAGGAAGCATTAGATAATCTACAAACAGGGTTGGATGATCTGAATGATGCTATCAAGAAGGAGGAGGATAGAGAAACTGAATTTTCTAGACTATCAAAGGAAGTTCTTGATCTTAATTCCTCTATCACACAGGAAAATTATCAGATAACAACGATACGAAAAGGTATCAATGAGTTGGATGGAGAGATAAAAGATCTTGAAGGCTCAAATCCTGACAAGAAAGGAGAATTTATTAAGCTTGAAGGCTTAATTACAGAGAAGAAGGACTTGAAGGGTTCTCTTACTGCAACGAAGAAAGAGAAGGATACTTTAGTAGCAGCATCTCATTTACTGAAGGACAATGGAATCAAGACTAGGATTATAAAAACTTATCTTCCTGCTATGAATCAATTGATTAATAAGTATCTTCAGAGTATGGACTTTTATGTCAATTTTACCCTTGATGAGAACTTTGAGGAGATAATAAAGTCTAGATACCGTGATGTGTTTTCTTATGACAGTTTCAGTGAAGGTGAGAAAGCTCGTATTGACATTGCTTTGTTGCTTACTTGGCGTTCTGTTGCTAAACTTAAGAATTCAGTAGACACAAACCTTTTAATATTAGATGAAATCTTTGACGGCTCGCTTGATCAATCTGGTTCTTCTGATCTTGGTTGGATCTTACGCAATTTCGATGATAGCACTAATGTATTTGTCATAAGTCACAAGGAGGCTATGAATGACAAGTTCGATAGAACCATTACTGCTGAGAAAGAAAAGAATTTTTCGATCCTTAAGGAGACAGTTAACGAAGTGACACATGCGTTGATTGGTTGACCTATTTTTTTGTTATTATAGGTACATCAGCAAAAGAAATGAATGTCCCAACAGGAAATCAAAGGAAATTTAGCAAGGCTTCTAGCGACAGAGAACCTAGTAGTTGAGCATCGTAGTGTACCCACTGCACAGTTTAATGTGGACACTAGAGTATTGACCCTACCTAACTGGGATAAAGCAAGCAGCATTGTATATGATATGCTTGTTGGTCATGAGGTTGGACATGCATTGTTCACACCTAATGATGATCCTAGAGATTTTAAAGCACCTCAACCTTATGTAAATGTTGTTGAGGATGTAAGAATTGAAAAATTAATGAAGCGTAAGTATCCTGGTCTTCGTAAGAGCTTTGCTGGTGGATATGCTGAACTTAATGCATTAGACTTTTTCGAGATCCAAGATGAGGATCTAACAGAGTTCTCTCTTATTGACCGTATCAACCTACACTATAAGGTTGGTGCTGCTGCTATGATTCCTTTTGAAGAGGATGAGAAAGTATTTGTAACAAGAGCAGAGAGCACTGAAACATTTGAAGATGTACTAAAACTTGCTGAAGATATCCACACATTTATTGAAGCAAAGAAAGAAGCAGAGATAGAGGAACAGAATCAACAACAATCTTCTCCCGATAGTGAGGATGGAAAACTTGATATTCCAGCAGGAGGAGAAGGAGAAGGTGAAGAAGGAGATCAGATAGAAGAAGATTATCAAGCACCTTCATCATCACCAAGTACTGACCCTGCCCAGTTGGATACACCTAGTTATTCAGAAGGTGGTGGTCATCGTCAGGATGGTGAGACTCAAGAGAAGTTTGATAGAAAGACAAGAGATTTATCTCAACCTTCTCAGTATGGTAGAGAAATAACTTATGTTGAGATTCCTAATAAGGTTGATCTTGATAAGTTTGTAGTTGATTGGAAAATTGTTCATGACTGGATTGATGAAAATGCAGGTGAACAGGAACCACCAACAGATCCAGAATATAAATGGATGGCATACTATGAAGATGTTGATCGTGAGTATCAAGAGTTTCGTAATGAGAACAAGAAAGAAGTTAACTATCTTGTTAAAGAGTTCGAGTGTCGTAAGTCTGCTGATGCATATGCAAGATCTTCTACAGCAAGAACTGGTGTATTAGATACAAAGAATCTTCATACTTACAAGTACAATGAAGATCTATTTAAGAGAATAAACATTGTTCCTGATGGTAAGAACCACGGTATGATCTTTGTTCTTGATTGGTCTGGTTCTATGCAGTATGAGATACTTGCTACTGTTAAGCAATTACTTAACTTAACTGCATTTTGTAAGAAAGTTCAGATTCCATTTGAAGTATATGCTTTCACTAATGAGTGGCAGATAGCACAGCGTGCAATTGATAGTGGAAATCCAGTTGATCAATATTATGGATGGTATGGTAATAGTAGAGATGATAGAAATATAGTTAGAAATGAAATTCATTTAAATGAAGGTGGATTCCATTTGGTTAACTTTGTTTCTTCTCGTTCTAATCCTAAGGATTATGAGAGACAGTGCAGGAACTTCTTTAGAGAAGCATATTCTTTCTGCAACAAGACTTCTTATCAATACACACCAGGATTAAGTCTTTCTGGTACTCCATTAAATGAAGCAATTGTTCTTCTTAATTATGTCATTCCTAAGTTCAAGAGAGATAATGATCTTCATAAAGTTAATACTTGTATCTTGACTGATGGTGAAGCAAATAGTATTTCTTATGGTTGTCTCGTTGAGAGAATGGATCGTGAGGATTATATATGTGCTCGTAGTCTTGATTATGGTTATGTTCAACTAAGAGATCGTAAGACTGGAAGAGTTTATACTAGGATGGATGGATGGAATACTGCTACTGCTACATTCATTGAGCAACTTCGTGATAGAAATCCTGGTGTGAATGTAATAGGATTCCGTATTCTTCCTGCTAAGAGACTATCTGAATTCGTTGCTAGATTTGCTGACTACTCACACTATGAGGAAGTACAGAAACAGTGGAGAAAAGAGAAGTCTGCTATTCTTCCATTCCCTAAAGGATATACTGCTCTTTATGCTATCTCCTCAAAAGATCTTGAGGATGATAATGAGTTTGAAGTACAGGAGGATGCAACTAAGGCACAGATTACTAGAGCATTCAAGAAGATGCTTAAGAGTAAGTCCACCAACAAGAAGCTTCTTAACTCATTTGTTTCACACATAGCGTAACCAGTTGGGGAAGTGTCCACTATCTTCCCCATTCTACCTAATCTCCATTATACTTAATTCATACAAAACAAAAAAGAAATGCCTTTCCAATCTAAATTCACCAACGATGACTTGATTAGTTTCCTATCAAAGGATGGAGAAACAGTAACTAGCGATCAGGTTCGTGGTGCTGCTGAACACTTTGGAGTTAAGGTACAAAGTGTCAACAAAAGAATTAATAAACTTCCACAGTTCCAGAAAGTTACTCGTGGTGTATGGAACTTAACTGTAGCAGAGAAACTAGAGAGAGTCTATGAAGGACTACCAGCAGTACCTGCTATTGAAGAGAACCTTGTACCAGATAAGGATCCAAACTATGTACCGTTTGGTAACTTCTCTGATGTTAAGAAGATCATTCAGTCAGGAATGTTTTATCCTACTTTCATTACTGGACTCTCTGGTAATGGTAAGACATTCTCAGTTGAGCAAGCATGTGCTGCTCTAGGTAGAGAATTAATTAGAGTTAACATTACCATAGAGACAGATGAGGATGATCTTATTGGTGGTTTCCGTCTTGTCAATGGAGCAACTGTTTGGCATAACGGACCTGTAGTTGAAGCACTTGAAAGAGGAGCTGTTTTGCTACTAGATGAGGTTGACTTAGCAAGCAACAAAGTCCTTTGTCTCCAATCTATACTTGAAGGTAAAGGTGTCTTCCTTAAGAAAGTAGGTAGATTTGTAAAACCAAAGTCAGGATTTAATATCATTGCTACTGCCAACACTAAGGGTAAAGGTAGTGATGATGGTAGGTTCATCGGTACTAATGTATTGAATGAAGCATTCCTAGAAAGATTCGCCTTGACATTTGAGCAAGAATATCCTACAGTGTCTATTGAGACCAAGATCCTAAAGAAGGTATCTGGTAACCTTGGTGTACTAGATGAACAGTTCTGTGATAATCTTGCTAACTGGGCAGATATCATTCGCAGAACATTTAAAGATGGTGGTATAGATGAAGTTATTTCAACTCGCCGTTTGGTTCATATTATTCGTGCCTTTGCTATCTGGAATGATAGATTAAAAGCAATCAAGGTTTGCGTCAATCGTTTTGACGAGGAGACCAAGCAATCTTTCTTGGAACTCTATGACAAAGTAGATGCTGATGTTGAATTGAATTAATTACTATGAAATATAATGAAGATGAACTCCTTAAGGAGATTCAGGACTACATTGGACAAACCTACAGAGGACATTACTCTGTAGGAAATGTCCAAACTCTTGATCTTATTGACTCAGTAGGAGATGCAGAAGCATTTTGTAGAAGCAATGTGTTAAAATATGCATCACGCTATGATCGTAAAGGATCTGCACGCAAGGACATCATAAAGATTATTCATTATGGTCTCCTACTATTACACTTTAACGATAAGCGAGAAGCTGCTAATCGTGCTAACGCAGCAAACCCGACTGCATTCACCGTTGATTATGACAAATGACCGTTACTCTAACTAAAACAACAGAAGCTATTCTTAGTAATTTTTCAACTATTAATTCTTCTATTGTATTCAAAGCAGGTAATACAGTAAGAACTATTAGCAATGCTGAAAATATTCTTGCTAAGTTTACTAGTGAGGAAACATGGCCTACTGATTTTGCAATATATGATTTAAGTCAGTTCTTAGGTGGTATTAACCTTCTAAGAAATGATCCAAATGATCAAGTAGTATTGGATTTCGCAGCAGAAGATCATGTAAAAATATCATGCCGTAGGAGATCGGTCAAGTATTATTTTTCTGACCCTGAGATTACATTGAAGTCAGCACCAGATAAGAATGTTAATTTCCCTGGTTCTGATATACAATTTGAGATTGGTGGTGATGATGTTAATACATTGTGGAAAGCATCTGGAGTTTTTCTTTCTCCAGACTTGACATTTCAATCTAGGGATAATAATATCAGATTGCTTCTTAGAGATAAGGAGAATGATACTAGCAATTCTTATAGGTTGGATGTTCCAGGATCATGTACTGGTGATCACGAACTGGATGTTAAGATGGAAAACATTCGTGTGGAAAAGGGTGACTATCATGTTAAAGTATCTAAGAATCTTATTTCTGAATGGAAGATGCTTAAATCTAAATCCAGTTGGTCTAAAGATTATTCACAAGAGGCGAATGATCTAACCTATTATATTGCACTGGAGCCTTAATGAATAATGATTTTCTATGGGTTGAGAAGTACCGTCCTACTATTGTAGAGGATTGTATTCTTCCTGATAGTATCAAGAGTGTCTTTCAAGGATTTGTAGATCAGAAAGAACTTCCCAACCTTTTACTTACAGGATCTGCTGGTGTAGGTAAGACAACTATCGCCAAAGCATTATGTGATGAGATAGGAGCATCTTACATTATCATCAATGGATCTGATGAGGGTAGGTTCCTTGATACTGTTAGGAACAGGATCAGGACATTTG